CATATGTTTCTCCTTATTTTAGTCCACCAAAATCTGGCTTACTCTTGGGTTTATTGTTACGATACGATAGAACATTATTACTGTTACCATCATTTCGCTCTGCTTTCATTCTCTCTCCAAAAGCGCCCTTATCTGCAACAGGACCATCATTAACTAGACCTTGTTGAGCAGACTCTTCAGCATCATATAGCTTCATCTTAGATCGATCTACACCGATCACAAATCGCTTAAGTGTGTTTGTGTCACCCCAACGATTTTTCAACTGCTTTACCATCAACTGCCCTAGACCCTCAAGTTCTTCTGTAGATATCAGACCGAACATAAAGTCAGCAGTAGCTGGTAGACCGAACGACTCAGACGTATCTTCGAGGTTCAAATCAGAACTACTATAACCTGTACGAGTTGTCTGCGTAGCACTAAGAATAGGCACGTTAAACTCTACAGCTAGTCCACGAAGTTCTTCAGCAATAGCTTTGATCAACGTATAAGAGTTGACATTACCACCGGCTTTCATTCTAGCACTTGTACATATATTTAGATAATCAATGTATATGATATCTGGCATAAAGTTCTTCTTTAGTTTCAACTCATTCAAGAGGTGTCTAAAGTGTGAAGAACCCGCACTAGCAGTAGGATACTCTTTAACAATCAACTTACCTGTAGTCTTAGCTTTCACTCTATTGATACGCTTCATGAACACATCTTTAGGCATATCTTGTAGACTGTCCATAGTTGTATTCATTAAGTTAGCATCGATACGCTCAGAGATTTTCTCTTCAGCCATTTCCATAGTAATATATAGTACATTCTTACCGTCCATCAGATTGGCTGCCGCACAGTGCGTCATGAATAGTGTCTTACCAACACCAGTACCAGCTAGACAGATACTAAGAGACTTTCTAGATAAACCACCCTTAGTAATCTTGTTGAAGAGATCGAGGTCGAAACCAACCTTGTCTTCTTTACTATGATAGAACTCATATCGGCCTTCAGTGTCTTCTAGAAAATCATGACCAATTGCTTGATCAAAAGAAACACCAAGAGCAGTAGACAAAAGATCAGGAATTGACCCCTTGTCTAGCTCCTGATGAGCACCGTCCAGTACGAGAATAGCTTCACGAACTGCATTGAAGACTGCCTTATCTTGGCAGAACTTCTCAGTCTTATCTACGATCCAGTCAATATCAGTTTTATCATCATACTCTAAAGCATCAATAGTTTCTACGATGTTCTTATATTGATCATCGCTGATATTGTCCTTCTCTTCGATAGAAATACGCAGGGCTTCCCGAGTGGGAATCCCGTTGTAATCAGAGATATACTTGACGATAGATTTGAATATTGTTTTGTCAGTAAAGTCACCGAAGTAATCTTCACTTAGAAACGGTACAACTCTTCGCATGTAATCTTCATTATGTAATAAGCCCGCAAGGACAGTGTTCTCAATCATCTACTAAGACCTCCTCGATCTTAACATTACTTTGGTCATCTAACATAGGACCATTAGCCATAGTGTAACTATTCTTAATGTAGGTAGCAAAGTCAGTCTTTTCAAACATCATTAACCAGAACTCATTGTTATCATGTATCTCTTTGGCTCTCATCTTAGAAGGCATAAGGACTTCACCAGTAGCTGGATTAACAGCCTCATACCAACCAACATTTGGCTTAACTAGATAACCGCCAGCCTCTGCAACATCCATCAACCCAGACCACTTAGAGATACCGCCTTCAAATGTAACAGTAACAGGGATCTTAGACTTCTCACGAACATAACGAGACTTCTCGATATTGATGATAAAGTGGTAGCCCTTAATCTCAGTGCCAACCTTCTCTTGTTGACGACCAATAATCCAAATAGAATCAGCAGAATAGTAAGCACCAGTACCACCAGACACAACGTCTTTAGGATACAAGCCAATCTCTTTGTACGTGTGATTTACTGCCACAAGTGGAATATCTTTCAAATTCAAATGCGGTGTGATCATACGGAACAAAGACTTCATCTGCTTTGCACGTGACATATCTGCAACAGACTTACCGTCCATAGCGTCATCAACTTCTTTCTTAGAAGCAAGGTTACCAATAGAATCGATAACGATACAGACTTTATCGTCTTTGGTTATACCCTCTAACTGCTTCATAATATCAAACTTTAACTCTTCGACATTCGTAATAGGTGTATGAATAACTTGATCCATGTTTACACCAAACGATTCGAAGTAAGCTTGAGGTGTACCAAACTCAGAATCATAAAATAAGATTACAGCATCTTTATTCTTCTTTTGATATGCGGCTGCCATAAGCAACGCAAATGCAGATTTAAAATGCTTTGATGGACCTGCAAGCATAAGCAAGCCAGGTGTCAAACCACCGTCTACACGACCAGACAATGCTACGTTTACCATAGGCACAGGTGTCGGTGACATTTCTTTCTTACCATAGACTTTAGAATCCATGATAGATGCTGTTAATTTAACTGTCGAATTTCTCGCCAGCTTCTCCATTAATGATGACATAATTTACTCCTCTATTATATACTTTAGTCTGACTAGTATAACACTAATCATTGTAGATGTCAAACAGTTTCTTTTCAAATTGTTCAATTTTATCTGTGCGGTTTGGCCAGAGGATGTACTCTTTCTCTGGATTTGCCTTTAGATTATTAAGCAAAGGCACTATAGCATTGTAGAGATCATCTAGTCTCTTTTGCGTACCCTCTGCGTTAGATGCTACTGTAGTAGCTGTGGTTTTAAGTTCCTTTACCGACTGTAATTCGTCTTCATCTACTGCCGTGAAACCAAAGTCAAAAATGTCTTTTGTCATGAGAAAAAACCCTCCAATGAGTTTATGTATTCTAGTTCCCAGTTGATGGCATCAGATACCAACTTCAAGGGTTCTTTGAACGTCTTGTTAAATTGTGTTTCATAATCTACATATTGGTGCAGTCCGAACTCTTCTGGTAGGAACTGTGCAAATGATATAACATTCTCCATAATTGGATTAGGCATTTTCATGTAACAGAACTTCACTTTGGTACCGTTCTTGATCTCTTCGGTATTCAACTTAGCTTTCTTTAGTTGCTGATTATATAGTAATGCTCCACGAACATGAATCGGTGTGCCACTTTTATAAGTTATATGCTTATCTTTCCACTTAGCAATGTCACTCACACCACGAGGAAACGAAACGTCTTCTGGTGGCAAAGTCTTAAACTCTTCAAAGAACTCTGCTACGAACTTTTGTAGTTCTGCTTCAGTAGAGTTCAACATCAACTTATATGCCTTAACAAACTTATCACGTACAACTTGAGGCGTAGAAGACTTAACAGCCTCAATGCCCATCACTTTAAGCTTTGGCTCTGCGTACTGCACACCCTCGTTATTGTGAACGTTCAAGATGTAACGCTTCTTAGCCATCCATATGCCCTTATCAGCTATAGCCTCACGTGCCATAACCATACGATTTTCAAAAGCATTCATTTGTGTAAACATTCTATCATAAGCTTTAGCCAGAATAGGAACGATCTTTTGCTCACAGGCTTGGTCGATAAATTTTACTGGATCTTTAGGATTCACAGCATTGACCAGAGGTTCCATGTTCACGTATAATGAGTCAGTGTCCATAGCAATCACGTAGTCTTTATCATCAGATTTGAGAATACCATTCATCGCATCATTCATAGCCTGTTCAGCCCACTTAATTGCTAACTGACCAGATAATGTAATACCCTCTGCAATACGCATATCAAAGTAACGGAAGTACTGATTACCTAACGCACCATAAAGGGAGTTGAGTAAAATCTTAATAGCCATTTGCGTATTCTCAAGTCTATTTATCTCTCGACTGAGTTCTGGAGTCTTATTCTTCTCATAATCTTGCATTAAAACGAGCATGCCACGTTTGACTTCTTTACGCTCATTGTACAGACCAATAATGATTTCAGGCAATACACCACGCTTGTCGTTACGATACATAGAACCGTTTACTGCTACCGATACGTTTCTTTCACGCAATTCATCATCGATGCCATTCTTCATGTAATACTCGACACCACTTGCTGTGAAATCACCAGGATCATTGAGCAAAGTTTCGGGTGACATATTGTACTGAACAATCAAGTTTGGATATAGAGAGTTGAGGTCGAATGATGTTACCCACTTGCTCATGCCGACATGTGGATCTTTTACATAGCCACCAGGATATGACTCTTTGTGTTTACGTGCAGAAGGTGGTACAGCGATCTTTCGCTCATTCAAATATCGATAAATGATAGAGTCCCAGATAGAAGTCGTACCAAACGTCTCCATGTAGTTCACACCACCCTTGTAAGCTACGATCAAAGCTAAGTCCATAAGACCTGTCTGCTTGTCGATTTGATCTACAACTTGAACATCTCGAATATTGTAGTCAATAAACTTCTGGTGATTGTGTTTGTATAAAGTGTGAAGGCTACCATATTCTGCATATGAAAGCTTCTTCTTGCCTAAGACAACTGAGGCAATGTGATCTAAAGTATAAGATGCTTGTGTACCATAAGAGTAGCCAAACTTAGTGAATAGATCATAGTAATCCATTTGCTGGACACCATACATCTCGTATGCATCTAAGTTCTTACCCTTAACATTAATCTGACGGTGCTTCACAACACCAAACGGAGAGAACTTCTTAACGACATCATTGCCAAGAATCTTTGTAGTTCGATTGATCATATAAGGTATGTCAAAGAAACGTAAGTTCCAACCAGTGATGATGTCAGGACAGTTGTGTGACCAGAATGTTAAGAACTTCAACATAAGGTCATCTTCGCTAGTACAATGTCGATACTGGATCATAGCACCATCTAGTTCTAGTTCAGACTTCGAGGCATCATAATCACCAAGACCCCACACATGAAATACATTATGCAGACTGCTCTTATAGGCAATAGATATGATTGGATAGTTAGCAACGTCTGGCTCTGGGAAACCCTCATCAGACATAACCTCGATATCGATATTACCGACTTCGATCTTCTTCAGACTGTATGGGACGATACCAGGAAACTTCTCAGCAATAAACTGTGCAACGAAGTTGTTGTTACCATGTATTTTGAAATTGTCAATACCTTCATACTTCTTAACAAACTCAGTCGCTTCACTCATAGAGTCAAGTTCTATAGGCTCGATACCAGTACCATCGAATGCTTTCCAGTCACTCGATGGTTTGTTAGATTGAAGATACATAGTTGGCTTGAAAGGGATCTTAGTTTGAATCCGTTCGCCATTATCATTATAGCCTCGATACAGAATTTTATTACCGTATCGGTTAACGCAAGTGTAAAAACTCAATTTATAACCTCATTTTGTATGGTATAGTTTACATTGTACACGATAAGAAACACTTTGTCAAGCGGATTAATCAGATCGCTCACCAGTTCCGTAATCTACAACTACAGGAAAACGTGGTACACCATCAGGCGTTAATCCAAAGTATCTCAGTGTTGCCCACGTAGGAGATTTTTGTGATTCCCAAAGTGCTTTAAGAACGTCTTGTTTGCCTCTAACACCAGAACCACACGTCTCACCATTTGGCATACGTAGGATAAAACGCTTCGTATGTCCATGCCAGTTACCTTGTCCTTGCTCCATAGAAACGACTTCGAACTCTTCAGTGATGAACTCTTTACGCTTCAGTAATCCATTACTACGCTTGTTCTCATACACGATGTCGTTACGGACCATCTGACCTTCATAACCGTCAGTCATGTATTGTCCATACATAGCATCAAGCGATTCTTGATCTGGGCAGTAAGTAGTGGGAACTAGTCGAGTGCATCCCTCTGATTTGATAATAGCCTCTAGTACATGAGTACGTTGTGCGAAAAGAAGACTGGGACCAACACTGCTAAACATATCGTACACATGATATTGTACCATCTTCTCTGCTTCAAGAATATCTTCAGGCGTAGACTTACTTTTACGAACAAGGCTAGTGATCTTATTGAAGTCTTCTTTCAAGTCATGGTTGTACAACTCTCCGTCTAGAACGATATCAGGACTATTCTCTATGATAGACCTAACTGATTCCCAGATGTGTGGACAGCTATTGATTGGTTTGCCTTGACGTGTCCATAGACCATTCTTATCAGCAATACAGCGAATGCCGTCTAACTTAGGCTGACTGAATCCCTCAGATTGATGACGCTTTGTGTAGTCGCCAGCAAGCATGGGCTTGAATCGTTCGTAGGAATCTACGTCTTCTATTTTTGGGAAGTACTCTTTCTCTGCCTTCTTGTCCCAATTAGCTTGGGCTTCTGATTCGGCTTGAGTGCGTGATGTCGTGCCATTGATTTTGCCGACATTCTTAGGTTCGCTGATTTTCCATCCAGAGGTAACTAACTTACCTTCTTGCAATCCAGCTATTGATCTGGTTCCAAATAGGTCTTCAGTATTAGTAGGAAAACCATGTTCGACTAGCCCGACTTCTATAGTCAGTACTCGTATCTTACCTTTACTGTCACGTTTGTAGAGGGTGGGTAGGCTTTGTATAGTTTGCATAATATAGTCTCTCACAATTATTCATTTGATGTATACATTATAGCACTGTTTAGTGCAATTGTCAAGCAAAAAAAAGAGAACTTTCGCTCTCTTTTCGTCAACAAGACGTTATACTAGTTGGGTCAAACAACTAGCGATTACAAAGGTACTTAGCGAGAATAGTATCAAAAAGGATACTGTATCGCAGAAATCACCATCGCAACTCTTTAAAAAAGATGTTGCATTCTTCATCAGTTTTTATACTCCTATAGAAGAAGTTAATATTAAGGTGAGAGCCGAAGCTCCCACCCGTGTCATTACTCTGTGAGTAGTTCTTTTGTATCTACCCCTTTAAAGGACTTATTGATCACAATCTTCTGTGCTTTTTTATCCTCTGGGATGACATCTTCTAACAAAATTCTCAGCATTCCATTACTGAGTGCGGCATCTTTAACTACCACTGTTTCGGCTAGAGTAAACGTTCTTTCAAACGCTCTTGCGGCAATGCCTTTATGAAGGTATTCCTTCTCATCGGTATCGCTAACACTGCCGACTATTGTCAACACACTTTCTTTTACATGGATATCAATGTCATCGTCAGTGAAACCTGCGATAGCCATTTCGACCATGAAAGTAGTATCACTTTCTTTCGTGATATTATAAGGCGGGTATGTGACAGTTTTAGCCGTAGCTGAGTGCATCTGTTCGATGCGATTAAAGATTCGATCAAATCCAACTGTCGTGAATGGATCATATTTTGTTTGCATGTAAGTCATTATAGACCTCCTGTTAAGC